CAAAGCGAAAGTAGCTCAGTTGGTAGAGCATGACCTTGCCAAGGTCAGGGTCGCCGGTTCGAACCCGGTCTTTCGCTCAATTCGCAGTCAAGTGTACACTCAGTTGTGGCTGTAAGGGAAGTAGCTTGGCTATTTCCCTTTTTTTATGTATATTATTCAATAAAGGGGAGTTCTTTGGCATTTTAAAACTTAAAAACTATGGAAATAACATCATTTATTTTAGGTGTGATTGCTGTCATCGCCATTATGATGGTTGTGATTACGTCTGTGAATTATATGGCGTTCAAAACTCTAAAAAGGGGATTTGATAACTATGTAGCTAGTACTGAAAATGTGCTAAAAGATATTTATAGAGATAATGAGACTCTAGGTCAAGAGTTACATTCTCGAATTACAGAAACAGAGCAAGCTCTTGCTCGACACACCGACTCTAGAGTCGATAAACTAGAAAACAAAGTCTATTCTGATTTTGATATTAAGAGAACACAATCTCGTCAATACTAATTAAATAATCCGTCGAGAACTCCCCATTTATTTCCATATTTAATGCGATATTATGCAATATTATTGTACAACAACAGCAGGTAGTGACCTAAAAATTTTATATATTTATACACGTGAAAACACAACAACAAATTAAAGAATATGCTTCTATAGCTCATTTATACTACCTAGAAGGGACTTTTACAAAACAAGAAGTTTACGACTGGATGGATGATTTTGGTTTGGATGTTGTAAAATTATTAAAAGGTAGAATCGAATTTACCTATACAGATGATTGGTATAGAACCAAAATGACTATCTGGAAGAATGGTAAAGTTGATGTTGAAACAGATATATGATAGATCCAGAAAGACTTTTTAGTGCATTTTCTCTCCCAGAACCTGAGAGTGAGGTCTATTTTGATATACAAAAAACACAGGCCTTTAAGCTTGGTATGTTTAAAAAAATTATCTGGAATCAAAAAAGTATAGAATCTAAAATGGGACATTTTTTAGAAATGATGCCCGATTTAGCTGAAAAGATGAATTTTGATAATGATGCAGGTGAGTTTGTTACTCATACTAGGGCTTGGACATATCTCAAAGATTTCGATCCTACTTCAGAACAAGGTAAAGATGCATGTAGAATATTTTCAGATCAATACACTATTACAGCTTGTGATCTAGCAATTTCATTTTGGGAAGAAAAAGAAGCATATGAAAAATGTGCTCATATCAAAAAAGTTCAAGATTCTTTAAAAGTAAACTTGATTCCTTAACCTTTATTTATTATTTTTAGGGTACAGGAGAAGAGAGAGAGAGAGGGAGAGAGAGGGGATGTGACGTCTCGCGATGTTTCCCGAGATGAAATAGAAATTTAATTTATATATAATGAGAAATAGAGAATTATTCAAACAAAAACTAGCTCGTATTGATGGAAAACTTAAATCAATTCGTGTTATGAGTACTCGTAAAGGAACTACGGTTCAAGATATCCATAAAATTATTGATACTATTGATGAACAGTTAGCAGACTTAGCTACTATGATCGAAAGAGAAGGTAAAGACGCATATAATAGGTAATATTAAATAAAAGTTATGAAGTTAACAGCAGAACAAATCCAAGCAAATTGGGGAGAATTTATTTCCAATATTGAAACCCATATCACTGGGGAACGTCAACAAAAGCTTATTGATTTTTACAATAAATATCAAGAGCGAGTGATGCTTATGCCCGCCGCCCATAAGAAGGAGTATCACAATGCTTTCCCTGGAGGTTATGTTGAGCATGTAAATCGTGTAGTACGTTGTGCTTTAAAACAAGCCAAATTGTGGGAAGAAGAAGGATGTGATATGACTACATTCACAACCGAAGAACTTGTATTTGCTGCTATTAACCATGACCTGGGTAAGATGGGAGATGAAAATCATGAATCTTACATCCCCCAGGATGATAAATGGAGAAGAGAGAAGCTCGGTGAGGAATATAAATTCAACACCCAACTCGCTTTCGCATCAGTTCCAGACCGAGGTTTGTTTATGTTACAATCACATGGAATCCAGTATTCATTTAATGAGATGCTAGCAATTCAAACTCACGATGGCTTGTATGATGACGCAAACAAAAAATACTTGTTCGCATTCATGCCAGAACAAAAGCCACGTACTTCTCTCCCATTTATCCTACACCAGGCCGATTTGATGGCTGCTCGTATTGAATTTGAACGTGAATGGTTACCTAAGTTAAAAGGTAACTTGGAAGAGCCAAAGAAAAATTTTACATTGAATGATAAACCAAAGAGCCAATCAAAACAACAAAAAGCTCTAGGTTCAATGAAGAGTGAAGGTTTAAAAAATTTATTAGATAACTTATGATCACCACTATTATTATTTTATCAGTTATAGTACTTGCTCTTGGGTATACTACATTTAACCTTCTTCGTAAATTCGAAAAACAAGAGGATATCCTCGCAGGTTACCTAGATTATCTAGATAAACTTTCGCGAGTAATAGAGGTTTCAGATGAAAAACTCAAGCAGATTGACGCACGCGGTACGTTTGAATCTGATGATGAGGTAGGTTTTTTCTTTCAACAAATTAAAGGGTTACAAGATATCTTAAATGACTTCCAGATAAAGAAGCTTTAATATATTATGCCCAAAAAAAGAAGACCTAAAAGTAAAAATTATTTTACTCAAGATACTGAAGATGCTATTGTGTTATACAATAGCACTTCTAGTACGAACGAAAAAAGTAAAATCTACGAACGAGAAATTCATTATCCGTTTTTTAAATTAACGGAAAATATTATTCATACTTTTAAATTTTATTATACAGAAGTAGATGATATTGAGCATTTACAACATGAAGTAATTTGTTTTTTATTATCTAAAATTCATTTATTTGATCCTTCAAGAGGAGCTAAAGCATATTCTTATTTTGGTACTATTGCTAAACGTTATTTAATTCTTCAAAACCAAAAAAATTACAAAAAACGAATAGAAAAGGCTCCTGTAGATGAATTATTTAAGGATGATACCCACTCATATAACATAAACGACCCAGGAAGCGATGAAGATCCCTTAAATTTATACATTAACTCATTTGTAGATTATTGTACAAATAATATATTTAAATTATTCCCAAAACAAAAAGATGCAGAGGTAGCAGATGCTATTTTAGAATTATTCCGCAAAAGAGAGGATATAGATGTTTTTAACAAAAAAGCATTATATATTTTTATAAGAGAAATGGTAGATGTAAAAACTCCTAAAATAACTAAAATAGCTAATCAACTATATGCTATATTTAAAGATAATTATATTTTTTATCTTGAAAATGGTTATGTAGAATTTGACTAACTTATATTTATAACCGATTAAAATGAATAAATATGAGTCAACAATTCGAAAAAACAATATTTGGTACTAAAAAATTCTCGGATTTACTTGAGGAAATCTATAATAACCAAAAGCGCCGCGAGGCACAAGTAACCGCGCTTATTTCCGAATTAAAACCGATGGTTTCGGACATTGGTGACGCTACACTTATTGTACCCCTCATTAAAGAATACATGGAAATTGGTGTTAAAAACGATGACGCATTAATTAAAATGGCTACGTTAGTTCAACGTGCCCTAAATTCTTCAAGTGAAGATGGTAGTTTAGGTATTAGTGATGAAGAAAAAGCTCAATTACTTGAGGAAATGGAAAAACTTCAAAGTAAGTAATAATGGCTATAGCTACTGAAGGATTTAAATTTTTTCAATCTAAAACCCCTCTACCTACTTTAGAGGGGATTAATTACTCTACAGTAGTAGTAAGAGGGGTTATTTTTGATGAAAATTCCCCAGGATATGAAAATAGCTTAGACATAGGTTCTATATTATTTAATACTACTACAGAATTATCTACTACTGAAGATGAACAATTATTTAAATTTAAAGCTCGTCCTCTATTTTCTAATATTACCCAATACCCTTTAATTAATGAATTAGTAGTAGTATTAGGATTACCTTCTATTCAAACTCAAAATGAAGGAGATAGTGTAAATTTATATTATTTTCCTCCTGTAAGTTTATGGAATAATGCTTATGCTAATTATTTTAAAGCTAAAGGTTTATCATCTACTACAGAATTAACAAACTTTTCTAACGAATTAGTAAACCAAGGTATACCTAATAAAACTAATAGGGCAACTATTCAATCTTCACCTCCTTCATTACCTGAAGATAAAAAGGTATATGGTTCTTTACAGAAAAAAGGGGATATAACATATGAAGGTAGATTTGGAAACTTAATTAAATTTACAAGCATCCAAACCCCAGAAACCCCAGAACCTATTAAACCCCAAAAAATTCAAAAGGGAAAAATAGAAACTTTATATTTTGAATCTGGAGAATCACAAATTACTCAAGAATTTATTTTAACCCTGCAATCTATAGGTAGATTAATTTCTAAGTTTAAACAAACCTATCCTAATGCTATTGCATACGCCCGAGTAATAGGAAGTGAATCATTACCTCCTAATCCTAAAAATTTACCTCAAAATGAATTAGCAGCTTTAAGGGCTAAAAATTTAGTTAAAATTGTAAATAGTTTAGAAAATTTTGTAGATAAAGTTAGCAGTGAGGTTGTATTAGGTAATATCCCTTATTCTAGAGGTATAAATGATCCTAGAGACCCTAAATATAAAGATGAACAATATGTTAGAATTGAAATCACCTGGTCAGCTACAAAATTACCCAAAACCCAATATATAGAACCAGAATATTCTCCTTTAACTATTATTAAAAACGGAAATCCTGATAATGTATTCTCAACATCAGCTAGGATTCCTGAAAATATAAACCAAGATAAATCCTCAATTTACTTAACACATTCAGGAAGTATAAATATGGATACAGGGATAAGAAACAATATATCTTACCTTACCCCAGAAAATATACCTGAAAACACTTCTCAGTATTCTAAAAATCAAGTTATTATAAACTCTGGAAGGATTTTATTAAATAGTAAAACTGACCATACTATGATATATGGTCATAAATCAATAAATTTAAATTCTTTAGGAACTATTAATATACAATCTAATAATGAAGTTGTAATTATAGGAAAAGAGTTATATTTAAATTCAAATAATAAATCTGAACCTGTTATTTTAGGAGAAAGTTTATTCCAAGTATTGGATTTACTATTACAACAACTTGAATTTTTCTCATCAGCAGTATCAACATCTGTATCAACCCCTGTAGGTGCACCCTTAGGACCTATGAATACTACAGCATTACAGTTAAATACTACTATACAACAGTTACGTGAAATTTTACCTGATATTAAATCTAAAACAACTTTTACTAACTAATGTCTAATCCTATAGATCCTAAATATCAAGAAAAGTTAAGAGTAGCTTTAGCTAAAAATTCCTTTGGGAATGTATTATTTCCTATTAAAGGGAATAAATTTAATATTGGGTATGATGCCGGAATTGGTAATAATACTGAGGCTGACTGGCAAAGTTGGCTAGATTCTAATGCGGCAACCCACAATACTGATTTTGGATTTAATACAGGAGATCAAGCTCACCGAGATAGAGGTGGTCATTTAGGTATAGATATATTTGCTGAAACTGGTACAGAACTGGTAGCTTGTGTAGATGGTGAAATTACTCAAGTAAATATAGAACCTAACAGTACCTCAGGAGGGGGTACTCGACTTCATATATATCATAAAAATAGTAATCTTATTTTTTATTATGCTCACTGTGATACTATTAATGTTAAAGTAGGAGATCAAGTTAAAGCTGGAGATGTAGTAGGTACTGTAGGTAAAACAGGAGGAGCGGCAAGGGGTAGACCTCACCTTCATTTTAGTATATATGATTCTACTAAAGGGTATTATAGTGATTCTAATCTAGATCCTTTTCAATTTTTATTATATGGATTAGGACAAGAATCATTAATTGCAGCGAACCCTAGATATAGTGCAACAACAGGTAGAATTTTAAATAGTGGACGTAGTGCTAGAGTAAAATTAGATCCAAATTTCCCTCGCCCATCATCAACTGATCCTCTCCCAGATCTAGTCTATGAAGATGTTGAATTAGATCTTCTCCCATATCCAGAAGATACAGAGGGCCTAGAAGTTTTATATCCAGATCCTAATCTACCTAATTTAATCTATGAAGATGCTGAATTAGATGAGGATATAGAGGATATAGAAGATAGAGAATATACAGAAGTATCATCTCATTTTTATTATTTTAGATTTGTAAATTCCTCTAATCAACCTTTATGGGGTGATAAAATAAAAGTAATTATTACTACAGTTAAAGGTAAAACAATTGATTTAACTAATCAAATACAATCCGAACCTAAGTTTGAAATTAATACTGGGGCCCAAGATGGAACCCATTGGATTTTTTCCCAAGGGGAGGTTAGAGTATTTTGGGAAGTAGATAAAACTACAGGTAATGTAGTTAATGTTCAGGAATTAGAACAAATCAAAACTTTAGAAATATTTCCTAAAGATGATACTATAGATGATATAGCCTACACTAAATTAGATACTTTTGTAGCCCAAAATATCCTCCCAGGTGTAGATGGTGAACCTATTACTTATATATATGAAATAACTATCCCTATTTCTAATTTAGTAATTCAAGAATCTAAAGTCCCTAAAATAATTAAAGAGGAGATTAAACCTGCTTTACCTATAAAAAGTGAAAAAGAAATACCTAAATCTCCGGTATCAAAACCCCTTGATACTCGAGTAGTAGAAGAAACTCAAAAACTTGTATATAAAGATTTAGTAAAAAAATTATATAAAAATTTATTACTATTATTAGCTCCTTTTGGTGCCCAATTATTACAAAAAGCTATTGAAGGGTATGAAGGTCCTAATTTATTAAGATTTAAAACTCAATGTCCCCCTCCAACAGATTTATCTAAATTAATAGAGGCTAGAAACCAATTAGTTAATATTTTAAATAAATCTCTTACTACTGTAAGTACTACTCAAAATGTAGTAACAGCAGCTAACGCTTTACTTTCTGCATTCCAATTAACTTTATCTATAGCTAAAAAAGTTCCTTATCCTACAACAGGAATTCCTTTTTTAGGATTACCCCCTTTAACTGCAGGTAATATTGCTACAATATCTTCTAATATTGAAAAATTACAATTTAAAATTAGAAGAAGTAAATCAACTGTAAATTCACTTCAATCTATATTAGCTATACTAGAAGTTTTCCTACAATACCTTCTTTCATTAATAAGAAGTCTTGATACTTTAATACAACAGTGTGCTGAAGAAAGTGGTATGGATTATGAATTAATTGGTATAAATATTGATTCTGGAGTCATAGGAGCTATTCCCCCATATAAAGGATTTACGTTTGAAATTAAAAATGATTCTATAAATAACACTTCATATCCTAAGAGATATGCCTGCGCTTTAGATTCTAAAGGTATAGCAGTTTTAAAAAGTGAATCATCATTTACTGCTAATACCCAAACATTAATAAACGAATTAAAATTCATAATTGATAGAGATAATTTAAATCCTTATTAATATTTAATATTTATAATCATGAAATTAACAGAATTAAGAAAAATTATTAGAGAAGAAGTGAGAGAAGCTATTCAAGATGAGTTAAAAGATATTCTTCTTGAAGCAGTACGTTCACCTAAGACTGTAGTAGCTGAATCTTCAACTTCTGAAAGTGTAACCTCAACTTCTAAACCTAAAAATATAGCTGAACAAAGAGCAGCTTATGCTTCAATTTTAGGAGACATGAAACCTGGACAAGATACTCTTAACTTTAACTCATCAAATGCTCGTAACATGGGAGGTAATTTACAAGTATCCCCAGGTATGAATACATCAGGTGAAGGTAGTAAATTACCAGAGGGTAATGTTGGTTTGGACCAAATTATGGGATTAATGAATAAATAATAAATGGCATTTAACGCAATTAAAATAAATCCTTTAGATCTTAATCCCTCTCTGGGGATTGGGATAGCTCTTCCTTTTAATTGTCAAGAAATCTTTCAAATAACTTACACTACAGCAGAAACTGTTAAAGCTAATTTAGTTAATTTTATGTTAACTAATTTTGGAGAAAGACCTCTTAATCCTACTTTTGGAGCTAATTTACAAGGTATATTATTTGAATTAATGTCTGAAGATAATATTAGTGCTATTGATTTAACCCTAACACAAACTATCCAACAAAATTTTACTTCTATTATAGTAAATAATGTAGAAGTAAACCCTGATCATGATAATAATACTTTAAATTTAGTATTAAATTATAGTATTAAAGATACTAATATAAACGATAATATTGAAATTACTCTTGTATAATGGCTACAATTAAAGATATAAAATATCTAAATAAAGACTTTAATGTTTTTAAGAGAGATTTAGTTAACTACTCTAAAACATATTTTCCTACTACTTATAATAATTTCACAAATTCATCAGTAGGAATGATGTTTATGGAAATGGCTTCTTATGTAGGTGATGTAATGTCATTTTACTTAGATAACCAAATTGAAGAAAACTTTATCCAATACGCTAGAGAAAGTAAAAATATATTTAATTTAGCTTATATGATGGGGTATAAACCTAAAGTAACAGGAGTAGCTACTACAGAGGTTACAGTATACCAACAAATCCCAGCTAAAAGTTTTGCTCCTTACGACCCAGATTATTCATACGCTTTAAATATCCCTGAAAATACTACTATTGGTAGTTCACAAGATGCTTCATCTTTTTTAATTCAAGATTCTATTGACTTTTCTTTCTCAAGCTCATTAGACCCTACTGAAATCTCAGTATATAGTGTAAATGGTGGTGTAACTGAATATTATCTTTTAAGTAAAAAACGCAAAGCAGTATCAGCAACTATTCAATCTACAACATCCCAATTTGGTGCTTATTCTCAATACCCTACAATTGAAATTAATGCTCAAAATATTATTGGAATATTAGATATCGTAGATTCTGAAGGAAATACTTGGTATGAAGTAGATTATTTAGGACAAGAAATGGTTCCTGTATCAATTAAAAACACTAATATTAATGATCCAAATTTTAACTCTGATCAAAATGAAACTCCTTATTTACTAAAATATAAAAAAGTAGCTAATAGATTTGTAACACGTTTTACAAATAGTGGAACATTACAAATCCAATTTGGATCGGGTAATGCTAATGATATTAATGAAGAGATTACTCCAAACCCTGATAATGTAGGAATTGGTTTATTAACTGAAAAAGAAAAACTAACGGTTGCTTACGACCCTTCAAATTTTTTATACACTAATACTTACGGAACGGCTCCTACAAATACTACTTTAACTATTAGATATTTAACAGGTGGAGGTGCTGCTGCTAATGCACCTTCTAATACTTTAATAGATATTAATAATAGTGGTGTTACTTTTGTAACTGAAAACCAGAATACTTCTTTAGCTAATTACGTATTTAATTCTTTATCTTCTAATAATTTAGAAGCAGCACGTGGGGGTAGTAACGGGGATACTTTAGAAACTATTAGACAAAATGCTTTAGTAACATTCCAAACCCAAAAACGTGCAGTTACTCAACAAGATTATTTAGTACGTGCTTTAAGTATGCCTCCTCAATACGGAAGTTTAGCTAAAGCTTACATCGAAAGAGCTAAACTTAATACCCTTCTTCCTGGGGAATTAAATACAACATTAGATTTATATGTTCTAGCCCAAAATTCTGAAGGTCAATTAGTAAATGCTAATACCTCTTTAAAACGAAATCTCCAAACTTATTTAAGTGAATATAGAGTTATAGGTGATAATATTAATATCAAAGATGCATTTGTAGTTAATATGGGAGTAAATTTTGAAATTATTGTATTACCTAATTATAATTCTAATAATGTATTATTAAAATGTATTGATGCTTTAAAAACATTTTTTAATATAGAAAAATGGTCAATTAATCAACCTATACTCTTAAGAGATCTATATGTTATGTTAGATGAAATTACAGGAGTTCAAACCGTAAAAAATATTACACTTAATAACATAACATCAACCGGATATTCTCAATATGCATATGATATTGAAGGTGCTACTTTAGATTATATAGTTTACCCCTCAATAGATCCTATGATTTTTGAAATAAAATATCCTAATACTGATATTAAAGGTAAAGTAGTAAACTTATAATATTATGGCAATATACAAACTTTTTCCATATAAAGATACCACATTATACTCAATGTACCCTAAAATGAATACGGGCATTGACCCTATTAATCAGGTATCAAATTTAAATTTTGCATTAGATACTTCACCTAGTGTAGCTCGTTCTTTGATAGCTTTTGATACTAGTGAAATTACGTATGTATTAGAAAATTTAGTTACTACTAATACTTGGTCGGCATATTTAAAATCATTTATAGCCACAGCTCAAGGGATTGTAGAAGATTCTATACTAGAAACTTTCCCTTTATATAATTCTTGGAATCAAGGTACAGGTACTTATTTAGATCAACCTTTAACAACTGATGGAGCATGTTGGGAATCTTCTCAATTTGCTAATGGGAATGCTTGGGATATTGGAGGTCCTAGTTTAGGATACACTAGTTCCTACAATCCAACATACTCAGTACAAGGTGGAGGATCATGGTATGTAAGTTCTTCTGATGGTTCAACTGATTATCCTGTTACTCAATCTTTTGGTCCTAGAACTGAAAAAGATTTAACTATGAATATTACTACTATGGTAGATGATTGGTATAGTGGATCTTTATCTAATAATGGAGTAATATTAAAATGGGAAGATTCTGCTGAATTTAATGCTAATAAATTAGTACAACCTGTAATCCAATACTACAGTGTAGATACAAATACAATTTACCCCCCAGAATTAGAAATTAGATGGGATGATTGTGTATGGGATACCGGTTCATCCTCATACCCGGAATTAGCAAAACAAAATGCATTTATAGCCCTCTCAGAAAATCCTGGTATATTCTATTCTGAAAGTATAAATAGATTTAGAATAAATTGTAGACCTAAATATCCTGCTCGTGTTTGGTCAACTTCTTCTTTGTATACTAAACAACATTACCTACCATCTGGTTCAGCTTGGTATGCTATTAAAGATTTAGATACCGATGAGTATGTTATAGATTTTGACTCAAACTATACTAAAATAAGTGCTGATGCAACTTCCAGTTATTTTGATGTTTATATGAATGGTTTAGAACCCGAAAGATATTATAAAGTATTAATTCAAGTTAATTTAGATAACAGTACTACTGTTTATGATGATAATTATTACTTTAAAGTAGTTAATGGATAATGGAAAAAAAGCAGATTAACTTTACTAAAGAATATTACAATTCTATAGATTATAAAAGAACTATTAATACTAATTTTACTCAATTAGTACCAGAACCTCTTCCTACTCAATCTTTAGAAGTAAATATTTCTGACTTTTTTACCCACTATAACCAATTATTTTATACTATTCCATTATCGGGTAGTACTCAAACTCATGAATACCTAGTAAAACAAAGTTCTGCATATTTAGGTTTAGATATCTCACCTGAAAATGTACAAGCTTTAATAGATGAGATTACTGAATTAAGAGAAGAAAATCTAGAATTAACTCAAGAAATTTTAGATACACAAAATTTATTAGCAAATATAACTTCAAGTAATGGCGGAGTTTAATATAGATACCAATAGTAACTTTATAGTTCCAACCCATCAGGAATATTCTGATGTGGATTTATCTTTAATATCTAACATAGATATAAATTCTAATTTTAATCCTTCTACAGATTATATAGAATATTTTATTTATGACCTTAATAGTAATATTATAATCTCGGAATATGATTACCAAGAATATAATACTACCCCTACTTCTCCTTTATTACTGGAAAATACTTCTTCAGGATTAAATGTTTTAAATAATATTACTGTTAATCCTGAATCTGAATTTATATTTAATGATTTTTACTCCCCTGGATCTTATATAATTAACTATAATTTTTATGAGAAATTAGGAGATTCTTCCCCTGAAAATACTTTCTATATAAGTGAAATCTCTCCGGATAGAACTGAAATTAGAATATTAAACTCTAGAGCTACTACTAATTTTAAAGTAGAAGAAAATGTAAACTCTATATTATCTAGATTTAATACTAAGTCTTTCCCAGATGCCCCAACCCAACCAGGTGAAGGAGTTTTAAACCCTACCCCAGCATTTGATGATTTTTATCTTAATTTTGGAGATAATACCATATTAATTGCTACTAATATTGCTTTAGATAAAACTACTACTGATTATAGTGTATTAATAAAACTATATGAACCATTACCTTCTAATTTTAATATTAAAGATCAATTATGGTTAGTAGATAAAAAAGCAGATTCTGTATCTTTTAATATTGAAGTAATCCCTGATATCCTTGAAGACATTGACACCTCAGTAAAAATTCAAGGTCCTAATTTTAATTTAGATCTAAAAGATGGGATTAACAATTCAACTAACTTAGAAAATTACAATAGTTTAATTAATACCGATCTTACTTCTTCATACCAACAATATAAATCTATATTAGGAGAGAACGGGATTGATATTAATGTAGACTATACTGAATATAGTAATTATACACACTTTAGTTCTGCTAAAACAAGGTTAAATAACTTTTATTATAAAGTAAAACAAATTGAAGATTATAGATCTGATTTATCTACTTTAGAATCCATTCCTACTAATACTAGAGTATCTTCTAGTGCTAATGTTATTGAAAAATATATAGATGACATTATTGAAAATTTTGATGGATATGAATATTTCTTATATTTTGATAGTGGTAGTAAATCATGGCCTAAGACTAATAGTGAAAAACCTTATATTTTAGCTTTAACAAGTAGTGCAGCTGTTCAATCTTGGTATAGTGAACAAACTACTAGTGCTTCTCTTTTTGATGAGAATAATCCTAATAATTTATATTATGCTATTCCTGAATATCTAAGAAACGACCCAGCTAACGAATGTTATGAATTATTCATATCTATGACTGGGCAATTATACGATAATATTTGGATTTACTATAAAGATGTTACTGAAAAATATGATGCTGACAACCGTTTAAATCATGGTATTTCTCCTGATTTAATAGCAGAAGCTATTAGAGATTTTGGTTTAAAAATATACCAAAATAACTATTCTAATAATGATCTATTCTCAGCTTTCTTAGGAATCAATCCCAGTGGTGGTCTTCAACCCCCAACAGGCTCAGAATTAATTACTAGTTATATTTCTTCTTCAGAAGAGATGATTCCTCAAGATTCTTTAAATAAATCATTCTATAAAAGAATTTATCATAACTTACCTTATTTACTTAAAACTAAAGGTACTATAGAAAGTATAAAAACTTTAGCTCGTATATATGGTATCCCAGAAACCATCCTTAAAATTTCTGAATTTGGAGGTAAAGATAAAGATAATACTGATGATTGGGATTACTGGTTTGAAGAATTTAATTATAAATTTGATACCAAAGATACCGGATTTATAACTTCATCATGGAATATTAATTATGAATTTATAGGAGGGTACGATTACGCAATTTATGATAGTGATTTATATGATGCCCAAGACTTAATTACAGGATCAGCTGGTAGAACCCTTCAATTTAGATTTAAAACCCCAGGACTAGGCTCAGCCATTGAAGTTAGATCTCAGAGTTTATGGACTCTAGATACTGACTGTCATATAATATTAGAATATACCGGTTCAGGATTTGATAGTGGTTCTTATTCTGGCTCTATACCACATCCATATAATGAATATGCTGTATTAAAGTTCCTACCTGATTATTCAACTAATCCTGAACATTCAGCAAGTATATTATTACCATTTTATGATGGGGGTTGGTGGTCTGTAATGGCTACTATGGAAAATAATACTGCTAGTTTGTTTGCAGGAAATAAAATATATTCAGGTAGTGATGGTGCTCGATTAGGATTCTATGGAAGTGATAGTATTACAGGAGTTAGTGAAAATGAATGGTTAAGCGGGACAACATCATCATTTGCTTCAGCATCTATCCACGAAAAATTCAGCGGTTCACTGCAAGAAATTAAATATTATTATCCTGCCATTAGCGAATCAGTTTTCTATGATTATATCATGAATCCTCAATCAATAGAAGGTAATGGTATTAATGGAGGAGCTGCCCAATTAGCCTTTAGAGGAGCTTTAGGAGGTGATCTGTATACTGGGTCTGAATCAATCCACCCTAAAGCAGCTGGTCCTTGGATCCATACAGCATCTTTTAGTACAGGTAATAGTTTTTATATTACAGGTTCATTTAGTACTAATACTGAATATACTTTTATGGACCAACCTGCTGTAGGTATTAAAAATCGCATTACAGATAAGATTAAGCGTAAAACACTAAATACACCTTCAGGTACTGTTTTATCTTCTCACTCTTCAATCCAACAAAAAACATTTACAGAAAATGAATATACTAATAATGTTAATTTATTAGAAGTAGCGTTTTCCCCACAAAACGAAATTAACGATAATATTATTAGTTCTATAGGATACTTTAATATAGGAGACTATATTGGTGATCCCCGTCTAATATCCTCTTCAGCTACTTCATATCCTGATTTAGATAAATTAAGAGATGAGTATTTTGAAAAATATATACATAACTATGATGTATATGATTATATAAGATTAATAAAATATTTTGATAATTCTTTCTTTAAAATGATTAAAGATTTTGTTCCTTCTAGAACATCTTTAGCATCTGGTGTTGTAATTAAACAACATTTACTAGAAAGACAAAAATACCCTACTCCTCAAGCTGAATGGACTAGACATGAATATACAGGATCTATTAATTCAATTCCTGATTTACTTGAAGATCAAAGAATATATTCAGCATCTACAGAAGTAACTTCATACCCAATTGAAGCTTTAACAGCCTCTCAAGCTGGGGCTTTACCAAATTTAGTACCTGATACTAATTATACTATTGATCAAATAGTTAATGTAACTCAAAGTTGGGATGGTTCTCGTGATACACCCGTAGGTAAATTATCATTTACCCAAGATGATGCTCAAGAATACGTAACGGGAGAATTTAGTGGTTCAACTTTAGTAATCACTGATGGTGAATTAAATACTGAATGTGATTATATTAAAGAAGAAAATACTACTATTATTACTTTTGATATAGGTCATGATACTTGGAATAGTTCCGGTCAAACTTTAAACCCAGCTACAATCCAACTCCCATTTTCAGGCCCTTCACCAAGTTTTATAGAGGGAGTAAAAATTACCCCATCAGGCGATTTAGATTTTTGGTGGAATGCTACTAGAACTATAGAAAATTTAGGCGCTATTGGAAAAAAATATACGGATACATTTAGACCTGAATATATAGCTGTTAGTAAGACTTCTAAAAATGGTATTGATTTAACTAATATTATTCCTAATACCAAACAACTTACAATTCAAACATTAGCATTAAACCCAACTATTACGGGTGGTGGTACCTTATCAACAACAACTACAGTATTAGAATTAAATATACTAAATATTCAAGAATATCCTGGTAGTTACCTAATCCAAATATCTTCAGATGCTGTTATTACCTTAGTTAATAATATCCCACCAGGAGATCCTGCCCCTGTACCTTATCCAGTGGTAATAGCTGATCAAAATAATATTCAAACTTTATTTAATCCTTATGTAAATACTGAATTTATAAGTGGGGATTGTAATCCTATATATGGAAATGAATTAGAGGCTAGACAAAGTAATATTTTCTGGGATTTAGATTATTCAACTAATGCTATACAAGCAGTTAATCAACAAGTAGTAATATCAGCATCTCAACAAGAGGGAACATCTACTAAAGCCTATGTTCAAGATTATAACTGGAATGCTGATAGAAGTATTATTCCTAGATATAGTGGGTCTAAAAACACATCTTTAGATTATAACATTGCAGATGGTGCTATTGATGCCACCCAAGCTTATTTTGCTTATTTTAATTGGGTTGGAGGTACCTCACCTGAATGGGGTAACGGTTTAGAAGATAGAAGTGGTGTAAACTTAAGATTTTTAATTGACGGGGAAGGTAATATCATTAAACCTATTAATGATTCCCAAGGTATAAACCAAAGTATTGTTGAAAATAATTTTACAGAAGGTAAAATTGCTACATTAGCATTTGACGATGAAACCGGTTCTTCTGCTACTTTTTCTAATTTATTAGGAGATCATACAATTTTTAAAAGTGGAAAAGATATTGTTCCTATTATATATTCTCAAACAGGAAGCATAGGACCAAACTCAGGTACAGATCTATATACAGGTTCACTAACTTTTGTTCAAGGTGATCAAGCTGAATCATCTGTAGATGATTATAGACTATCAGTATTTGCTCAAAATCAAATTATTTTAAACACGGGTACTGTTACATTCCAAACCCCAACAGTTGAAGGTGATCAAGCTAGTTTTTCAAGTAATATTTACGAACCCACAACATCCCCTAGTACTCAATCACCTCAAACAACTTTAAACTTTAAGGTTTTTATTGAAAAAGAATTCCCAGCAAACGCTCAAGCTACCTTCCAACTCCAAAAAAATTCAAATGGAGCTGGTTGGGTTAATTTTGGTCCTAATGCTACTTTAGATGCTAATATAGATGATAGTATTACTATTCAAACATCTGACGCTACGACTTTATCAACGGATGATTATAGACTCCAAATTACAGCACAAAATGATGCAGGTCAAGGTAATCTCCTAACAATAAAAGCTACTTCATATTTAAGAGTTTCTCAAACCCCACCACCTTCTATTGGTCCTGTAGGACCTGATGTTCCTATAACTGGCGCTAATTATTGGACTAAAATAGGTACTACTACTAACCAATTTAGAACAAATGCTTTAACTGCTGTATTAGGTCAAAGACAACAAGATATTCCTGGTAGTGGTTTCTTGGGTATTACTAATGATTTTGAAATACAAGTAGGAGACGAAATTAGATTCCAAGGTACCGAAACTCAAACATACAAGATTACTGCTATAGATGTTGCTACTGCCCCAGCATACCTAGGAGCACTAGTATATACTGTAGATAGAAATATTACTTTAACTAATACTGAAATGAACTGGTTCTTAGTTAGAAGATATGTAGATAATCCTGCTAATATAATTTTAGAAGTAGATAAACCTGCGGGAGGTACATCCCCAGGTATATTAAAACCTCAGTATTTATCAAGTAATGTTGAATTTAATATTGATAGTATTTTAGAAAAATTAAAAACAGATCAATTAATATAAAATAAAATTTGGAATAAAAGCAAAATTTACATATATTTATAAATTGACGAATAAACTACAAAACAATGGGATATTTAAATAATTCGGTAGTAACAGTAGATGCTATCTTAACTACAAAAGGTAGAGAGCTTTTAGCTAAAAACGATGGCTCTTTCCAAATCACACAGTTTGCACTAGCAGATGATGAGATTGATTATACACTCTATAATCCAACTCACCCTTCAGGTTCAGCTTATTATGGTCAGGCAATTGAAAATATGCCTTTATTAGAAGCTTTTCCAGATGAAACTCAAATCATGAAGTACAAGCTTGTGACTCTTCCTAGAGGAACAGCTAAAATGCCTATTTTAGATATTGGTTATACTAATATTATTATTAAACAAGGTGCTAATTTAGCTATTACTCCCCAAACACTTAATTATACTGGTGGTAATCAAGTAGAATCTGCAGGGTATACTTTTACAATTTCCGATGTTAGAACTATGTCTACTTTTGAAGGAGTAGGTGTAAATGCAGGATTAACAACTCAATTAAATGCTAATACTACTTTAGGTACTAATGTGTCTAAAACTGTTGTAGGTACTACTTTAAATGTAAGAGCAACCACAGTAAATACTTTATTTGGTAATAATACCCAACTTAGAGCTACTTTAACAGTAGTAGGTAGAGATAGTGGTGCTAGATTACAAGTCCCAATTACAGTAACTAAAGTATCCTAAACTAACTAATTATGTCATTTAACAGATTAAGCGCCGACGATTTTGTAGTATCAGCAGATAGTATTACTGCTGGGTTATTCACTACAGCTAGAGTCCCAGAAATAACTACATTTTATACATCTTCAACACAAGCAGCAGGTTCTTCAGGAAATTATTACTTAAATGTATATTCTAATGAAACTACTTCTTCTTTAGAATTTGCTGTTACTTATGGTAACGAACAAGGAAGTGGTAGTCAAGCCTACAACACAGATATAGATGGTAAATCTTATTCTTCTACTATTTACGGTCAATACCGTACTTTAGTATTAGGTGATGAAAATAGTAGTTTTGTATTCGGTGGAGTTACATCTTCAGATTTTTGGGCGCTCTCAGTAGATAGAAATAGATATAAAGAATCGATCTTCCCAGGATCTACAACCTTATTACTTTCAGGTTCTGAAGGTGTTATTTCTTTAACTGATAATAGTCAAGCTGTAACTACAGTCCAATTTAATGATGCTGGACGAGTATTCCAATTAGTTTCTGGATCAGCCGGAACTATATCTACAGATTTAAATGCTAACGGATATTCTACAGATTCAGGATCTTATGGATGGTTTTTACCTGATATTGCAACTTACTTACTAAATCCAAGAGCATTATCTAATGATAAGGCTGATGGTGGTATTGGATTAGAAGCAACTACAACCTCAGCAACTACAATTACTTCAAACCCTAATCCTGGAATTATATTTAATGCAATTTCAAGTTCTGATGCTGCTAGCTTTACAGCTAATTCAGAAGAAACTATTACATCCGATTATATTTTTGTAAGACCTAGAAGTTCAGAATATAATTATTCAGAAAACCCATCTTATATTTCAGGATCTACAGGTGAAGTAAGATATTCTTTATTTATTAATAGTCCCACTACTTATATTACAACTGTAGGGATGTATAATGATGCTAACGAATTATTAGCTGTAGCTAAATTATCTAAACCACTTAAGAAAGATTTTACTAAAGAAGCATTGATTCGTGTTAAGCTAGACTTCTAAAATGAATGAGTGCTTACAAACAATTTTTATCAACAGATTTAATTATTACCCCATTTGAAGTAAACAAAAGTTTTACTTTTTATGGGAACGAATTCACCCCTGCATTATACGATACAGCTATATATGATGTAGATTTGTATGAAACTATAGGGGGAAATAATAATCTATTAGATAGATTTTTAGGAGTAAAAGGTGACTTTACTACTAACCAATCAACTACAGGAAATGATAATGCTCAGTATCAAGTTTTAATATTTGATTCTATTAAAGAATTATATTATTCTAATTTCCAATCATCTTCTTATGGCTCTCCAGTTCAAACACAAAGTTTATTCCCTGGGGAAACTGAAGATGGTAATGTTGAAGTAGGTAACCCTGATTCTTCCGGGCGTTATGAGAATTATCTCCAATCTTCAAATGATTCTATTAGATACTTCCCTACTTCATCAGATAGTTTAATTTCAGTTATTTCAATTCCTTCACGTTTATATGGTGATTTCATTCAACCTGGTTCTTTTGAACTTAAATATGTAGATACTAATAATAAAACTTATACGTTTACAGACGATAAAGAAGGTAATCTTTATTATGGACAATTTTATGTAGGGAATATTATCTATACTCATGGTATAGCAGTATTTACTAAACTTCATAACCAAGATTACCCATCACCCCCAGATGGTTATGGTACAGGTAGTTACGGAGGTAATTTATATGGTGGTGGATTATCTTTCCAAGATTCCGTAAATTTATCTAATGTAACTTGTTCATTCTCTAGCTCATATACTATATATGAAACCCAATATAAAGCTACAATCAGAGAAAATGAATTTGATTTTAGCCTAAATCCTAGTCTTATTAAAAATAATAGTACAGGGTCTGTTTTAGATTTTGCTACTGGTTCTTATTTTTCTCCTTATATAACCACAGTTGGGTTATATGATGAGCAACAAAATTTACTTGCAGTAGGAAAATTAGCTCAACCTATTCCTACATCAAGAACAACAGATACTACTATATTTATAAACATAGATAGATAATTACAATGGGAAAAGGAACCAAAAAACTAAAAAATATATTTGATCCATCTGTTGATGAAATTCAACAGTCATATACTATTAATGCATGGCACGTATCTCAATCTATAGATGCCCTTACTGGTACTGGTAGTTACGATATTGTTGTAGGTGATATTAGTAGTAGTTTAACTATTAGTGGTTCATTATATCAAACTAACCCCCCTACAGCTACTGGTTACGGGTATAATGTAGTAGTTTGGGATTCCTCAACCCAAGAATATCATATTACAAGTTCATACGCCCAAATTACATCAGGTACTTCAGGAACATCAGGCTCATCAGGTTCTTCAGGTTCATCTGGCACATCGGGTTCATCGGGCACGTCAGGGTCTTCAGGTACATCAGGTTCATCGGGTACATCAGGTACTTCTGGTTCCTCAGGTACATCAGGTACAAATGGTACATCAGGATCTTCTGGTACTAGTGGTACAAGTGGCTCTTCAGGCTCTTCAGGCTCTTCAGGTTCTTCAGGTTCAGGTGGTACATCAGGTACTTCAGGAAGCTCAGGTAGTGATGGTTCTTCAGGTAGTTCAGGCTCTTCAGGTAGTTCAGGCTCTGGAGGTACCTCAGGTACTTCTGGGAGTTCTGGTAGTGATGGTTCATCAGGTAGTTCAGGTTCATCTGGCTCATCAGGTGCTGATGGTACTTCAGGAACCTCGGGTTCCTCCGGTATTAATGGTACTTCAGGCAGTTCAGGCAGTTCAGGTACTGATGGTACATCAGGTACTTCAGGAAGCTCAGGTAGTGGTGGCTCATCAGGTTCATCAGGTTCATCAGGTACATCGGGGGATGATGGTACTTCAGGAACATCAGGCTCTTCAGGTATAGATGGTACTTCAGGCTCATCAGGTACATCAGGCGATAATGGTACCTCAGGCACTTCAGGCTCAAGTGGTGAAAGTGGTACTTCAGGCTCTTCAGGCTCATCAGGCTCATCAGGCTCATCAGGTACATCAGGCGATGATGGTACTTCAGGCTCATCAGGAACATCAGGCTCTTCAGGTTCAGATGGTACTTCAGGTTCTTCAGGTTCCTCAGGTACTGATGGTGCTGGAGACCCATTAGATATATTCGAAGATAACAGTTTAGTAAGAGCAGACGTAACAGGTATAAACTTTACAGGTACAGGTGTAAGTGTAGCAACCTCAGGTTCAGAAGGTGTAACAATTAATGTTTCAGCTGCAGGTGGTACCTCAGGTACTTCAGGAAGTTCAGGTTCAGATGGTACATCAGGTAGTTCTGGTTCTTCAGGTGACGATGGTACCAGCGGTACTTCTGGTTCTTCAGGTGCTGATGGTACCTCAGGAACAAGTGGTTCATCCGGTTCTTCAGGCTCATCGGGTTCATCAGGCTCTTCAGGCACCTCAGGCTCTTCAGGTTCAGATGGTACTTCAGGTTCTTCAGGCTCTTCAGGTACAGATGGTGCTGGAGATCCTTTAGATATATTCGAAGATAACAGTTTAGTAAGAGCAGACGTAACAGGTATAAACTTTACAGGTACAGGTGTAACAGTTGCTACTTCAGGTTCAGAAGGTGTAACAGTAAGTATTGCTAGTGGGGGTGCTGGTAGCTCAGGTACTTCAGGCTCATCAGGTGACGATGGCACTTCAGGTACTTCAGGCTCATCAGGTGACGATGGCACTTCAGGTACTTCAGGCTCTTCAGGTTCAAGTGGTACCTCAGGCTCTTCAGGTACCTCAGGCTCTTCAGGTACCTCAGGCTCTTCAGGTTCAAGTGGTACCTCAGGCTCTTCAGGTTCAGATGGTACTTCAGGCTCTTCAGGCTCTTCAGGTACAGATGGTAGAGAAGGTCCTCAAGGTGACCCAGGAGAGTCAGGTACCTCAGGTAGTTCAGGTAGCTCAGGTACTAGTTTATCTTTAGGAGGTAGTGATACACAACTTTTATATAATGATAATGGTAGTATTGGAGGTTCTACTGCAAGATTTGATGATGTAAATAATACTATAGGTATTAATGTAACTCCTTACTCAAACAGAGCACTTACAATCTCAGGTAGTCAAGGTATTCAATTAAGACTACAGAGTGATCAAGCTGCGGCAAATAGAATTCAACTTGTAAATACTAATTCCACATCAAATGGTGTTATATTTGGGTCGATAAATGGAGATGATGTAAACCTCCAACAAACAGATGGTAGCCTACAATCAAACTTATACATTTCATCTTCAGGAGAAGTTTTCCTTCCTAGAATAAGCAGTGGTGATTCAGTTAATGTAATCGGTTATAATACTTCAACCGGAGAATTAACTTACCAAACCCAAGGAGGAGGTGGAAGTGGTACTTCTGGTTCTTCGGGTACCTCAGGTTCATCGGGCACATCAGGTTCTTCGGGTAATACAGGTAGTTCAGGTAGTTCAGGTACTTCAGGTTCATCAGGAGGTACTACAGTGACTCGCCCTTCAGCAACCACTCTTCAATTTAATACTGATATTATAAATAATTCTAGCTACGTATGGCAACTTGAACAAGGTTCTTCAGCACCTTCAGGAAATGGTAGAATGAGAGTAGGTATGTTTGGAACTAGTATATTAGCATCTGCTGTTACTTCATTTTATTTTGATAGAGATAGCTCTACAGGTAATAGAGATAATACCTTGAATTTCCTTCAAGAAGCAGGCCTTATTGCACTTAGAAATACTAGTGGTACCTTAATAGCAGATAACTGGACTATTAAAGAAGTAGATACATCTAATGCAAATTACGTAAGGGTATATGTAGATTGGAATGGTGGTTCAGTTACATTAAATAATAACACTCAATATAGAGTAGATTTTGAGTCTGATATTAGAATTGTATTAGAAGACCAACCTTATAATAATTATATATTACAACACCAAGCTACAGCTACTAATAAACACGTAGTATTAGTTCCAAACCCTAATGCTTCATTTGGGGATTTAAATATTGTAGAATTAAAAACTAATGCTAGCAACCAAGGTCGATTAGCAATTTCATACGCTAGACTATCTCAAGGAAGTGGTACTACTTATAATGATTACCCAAGAAGAGTTACTTACTTAGATGGTGTAGCTGACAATGTTGTTCAATTAGATTTAGATACTGACTTTGAAAGAGCAATAATGCATTTTAGAGTAACAAATTATGGTAATAATTCGCTAGCATATATTGGAGCAGATAAACCTCAAGGATAATAAACTATGGCATTAACAACTAAATACAGACCCCTTCTAGGAGGATCACTTTTAAACCTAGAAGGTAACAAAACAGATAAAACTTCGGAAGCAGCTGAATTTGATAGTATTGCTGAAGTAGAAACTTTTATTGAAAATACTGGTTCTTTAGGAGAATATACTTTAAGAACTTACTTAGTTAAATCCTAATATAAAATAACTTTTATATATTTATAATCAAAATTTATCATGGCTAAAAGATTTGAACAATTACCTAATAATATCTCTGCAGGTCAAGTAATTAGAGCAGGCCACGTCTCTCAATCTCTTGTTGCCTTTACAGGACAAGAAGATTACGATATTAATGTAAGCGGTAGCTTTTCTGTAACTGGCTCTATTTTTCATAAGGGTATTGAAGATGCTCAAGGTGCTGCATCTCGTGTTTTAGTTATAGATAGCACTACAGGAGAATATTTTTCAACTGGCTCATACGGTGGCCCAGGTGGTGGTGGTTCTGGCACATCAGGCTCATCAGGTTCATCAGGCTCATCAGGTACATCAGGAAGCTCAGGTGCTGATGGTACTTCTGGTTCCTCAGGTACTTCAGGTTCTTCAGGTACTTCAGGTTCATCAGGTTCTTCAGGTACTTCACCTGCTTCAGCTAATATTACAGTTCAAGATGAAGGGTCTGATATTAATACAACAACTACTACTTTTAATTTTGTAGGATCAGGTGTAACAGCTACTAGTTCTGGAGCCAATTCAGTTAGAGTAGATATTAGTGGAGGTGCTGGTAGCACCTCAGGTTCTTCAGGTTCTTCAGGTACATCAGGCTCTTCAGGAGATGACGGTACTTCAGGTACATCAGGTTCATCGGGTGCTGACGGTACTTCAGGTACATCAGGCTCTTCAGGAGATGACGGTACTTCAGGTACATCGGGTTCATCAGGTACTGATGGTACTTCAGGCTCATCAGGTACATCAGGTGAAGGTACATCAGGTACTTCGGGTTCATCAGGTACTTCTGGTAGAGATGGTAACGACGGTTCTTCAGGTTCATCTGGTACATCAGGAGGTGGCACACCAGGAGGATCAGATACCCAAGTACAGTTTAATGATGGTGGGTCGTTTGGTGGAGATACTAATTTTACTTGGAATAAAACAAGTAACTACCTTACTCTAATAGGTAACACAAACACCCCGGCATTAAGATTATCTTCATCTTTAGCAGCTCAAGTAGCAGGTCAAGGTTTAGGTGAATTAGTAGTACACTCAAGTGTTACTAGTACTGAAGTAGGAGGTATAGCTATTAAATCCGATGGTGTTTTCTCAGATGGTGATGTGCCTACAAGAATAGAATTTTCAACTACTCCTGATGGTACTGAAACCCCCACAGTTAAATTCCAAATTAAAGAAGGTGGACAATTAATTGCTGATGAATATGGATCAGGAACCTTTACAGGTACAATTACTAAATATTTAGCTGTAAATTCTGCAGGTGCTGTAATTGAAACAGATACCCCATCATCTGCTGGAGATAATGGATATACAAGGCCAGGTTCTGCAACTTCTATTAACTATGATACTTACCTAGTAGGCTCAGGGTTTGATGTAGCTTACGTAGGAACAAATCCTACAGTACCTAGTGCAAATGGTGAAGTATCTGTAAGATATGCTGTAAGTAACGCTGGCTCTAATGTAGATAGAATTGATGTGTATAAATCAAACAGTAGTGGTATTGATAGAAGTCAAACTCTCGAAAACTTAGCGGTAAGTGGATCTATTATACTAACACAGGTAGGTGCAGGAGGTCATACTGAAAGGTACCGTATCCTGTCTATAACAGATAATTCAACTTATATGAGGTACGCTGTAGAATATGAGAGCGGTGATGATGCTGCTATCACAACAAATACAACTGATACTCTTACATTTAATTCAGACTACGAATATGAACTAAGTACTGGGTATAATAGACTATCGGTGAACAATGACTCTAACTCTACAGCTCAAAGATTTAGATTCGCCCCACCACCCTCAGCTAACGCTGGTGATGAAGTAATTGTGGAGATAGCTAGAAGTACAAGTAGCATAAATATACAGCTAGCTTATGTAATAAGGAGTGTTGACGGTGACTTATCCTTCTATCATGATCAAGATGTAACTGAATTAAACGGAACTACTATTCAGAAAATTACATTATCAGCAGCCGGAGAATCTGCAATATTAAGATTCCAGGTAAACGATATAGGTTCTACTCAAGGCTTAACCTTATTAGGAGCTAATAGATTTGTATATTCTTGATAATTAATTTATGAATTGGCTATATAAAGGAGAGGAAATGACCTCAATCGAGGATTTCCCTCCTTCAACTTTCGGATTTACCTATAGAGTTACCCATATCCCAAGTGGTAAAATGTATATAGGTAAAAAAGTATTAAAATTTACTCGTAAAGCTAAACTAACAAAAAGAGACTTAGCATTATATGAAGGTACTAAAGGTAGAAAACCCACATACAAACAAGTAATAAAAGAATCAGATTGGCAAACATATTGGGGCTCTAATAAAGTATTACTTAATTTATTAGAACACGAACCTATAGAGAATTTTAAACGTGAAATCCTAACTTTGGCTCCTACAAAAAAGTTATTAACTTACGAGGAGACAAAAGCATTATTTTTATATAGTGTATTAGAAAACCCACACGAATATTTTAATGATAATATTCTCGGGAAGTTTTTCACAAAAGACTTTGAACCCCAAAAATAGGTTATTACATTTACCGTTATATGGTAAACCATTTATTAGTTAATATTGTAAACTCCGTTCTAGGAGCAGGCAAACCTACTGCAAGGGGTAATCAAGCGTACCACTGTCCGTTTTGTCATCATTCTAAACCTAAATTAGAGGTTAATTTTACCGATGGTCAAAAGAATCCTTGGCATTGT